TACCACAGTGTGGGATCTCTTTGCAGCTCCTGGCTCCTATGTCACCAGTGGCTCTGAATTAAGTATGGCATGGCCCTATGAGTTAAATGCGCTAGGTGGAATTTATGTGGTGAGTGGATCTCTGATATATATCAATAGGTCTACAGATATCTCTAGAGGCAATCGGTACCACCTTAAGGATGTAACACCTAGACGGAATATCAAAGTGATTGACTCTGGCCGTGAAACCATAGATGTAACCCCTATTAGGATTTTGGAGCTAGTATGACAGCTATAACTATATACTTGAATCGCAATGATCCCAAGGACATCCAGATCAAGGATCCAGATGGGGCAGTAGATCTCACTACTATCACTAGAGTGGACTTAATTAAAGAAGGTTGTAGTCTAATTATTTCATCTTCAACTCCTGAGGAGTCAGGGATGTTTGATTGGACTATAGGAAATGGACTGTTGAGGTTGGATATGGGGGCCTTAGATATTGAGCCCGGCACGTATACTTTTACCCTTATGTTATATTCAGCAACTTGGCCCCTCGGTATTCCGTGGAATAAGCTGACAATCTCCTTCGTGGATATTTGTCCAGTTTAGGGAAATTGCTACATTACATAATGTAATATAGGAAATTGGAGTTAGTTATGATAAAATATCTCATCCCCGTCCTTACCATATTGGTGACACCCTATCAGTTATGGGCAGCACCTCAATCAAGTTATCCTACTAAGACTACTCCTGTAGCTGGAGATAAGTTCTTAGTTGTGGACTCTCAGGATAGTTGGCGTACTAAGAATATCCTATTCTCCTCATTTAACAAAAGGGAGATTGGATGGGTTTTGTATAATTCCTCTACTGCCACCACTATAGCTGATGGACTTCAGGCGGCTGTAATTCCTGCTACCATGACCGGGATGAATTTGGTAGATCTAACCTGCACAGTGGCTAATCTTAACTCAGCCACATCAGGTAATACAACTGTAGTTGTAAGGAGACTAAGAGGGGCTACTGCTGTGGATATGACTTCTACAGGAGTAACAGTAGCCTATAATGGCTATACAGCCTCTGATGAAGTTGTGAATACTTCGAATGATGACATTGTTACTGGAGATGCTCTTTATCTAGATGTTAATACCATCACTTCGCCCGCCCACAAGGGACTCTCCTGTACTGCAGTATTTCAACTTCCTTGAGGATATTATGAAGATCTTAATATTATTTATAGGTACTCTTCTCTGGGCATCACCTATAGGTGCTTGGCAACTATTAGGAAGTAATGTCTATGTGGCCCCTATAGTTGTAGGTACTACGAATTATCCACTGGAAATAATTCAGCCTCAACCAAGTCTGACTACTGTAAATAGATTCTATAAGGCATATCCGGGGCTTGAGTACAACGTCAGACTCGGTGTTGTAGGGGGCGTATTTCCCTATACTTTCTCCCTGACAAATGCCCCATCTGGGATGGTTATTGATGCAAGGGGAGAGATATCATGGTCCAATCCTACTACTACTGGAAGTCCATATTCCATAACAGCAAGGGTAGAGGACTCCAACTCTACAGTTGTTACGAGATCATGGACAGTAACAGTAACTACAGCTGGATTCATCTTCATTGATCCAGTTAATGGCAATCCCTCCACAATCACAGCATGCACCGGAACCGATGGCGCAAACTCGATCCCTGCCGGAACCACCGGAACGGGAACGGGAACTCTTGCCAATCCATTTAAGAGCCTGGCGGATGTGTACCAGGGTGCCTGCTACAACGCCAAGCACAACTCGGAGTTTTCCACCTATTTCGTTTATTTCCGGGGCGGGACATATTACCTCGACACTTACATCGACCATGTAGGCGATGGCGAAAACCAGCAAACGGCATTCACCTATGACGAAAAGCCTCTGGTGTGGTTGGCGTACCCCGGCGAGACACCTGTTATTGATTTTGAGGGAGCGTACACCCATCTATTTTTCGAGGAAAACAGCGGGAACACAATTTACATCGACGGTCTGAGTGTGACCAATGGGACAGGCAAGACCTTTACTGTTCCAAGTGCTACGAATCCGGTGTTCAGGAAGATAACTGGCACTAATCACGGCGCGATAACATCCGAGCACTACAACCAGTCATATATTCTGTTATCTCGTTCAAGTCATGGATCAAATGTAGTCATTCAAGATTGCGAACTGAATACTCTGGACCATGGAGCAGCAATTAAAATTTATGATACTAGTAAAATATTAATAGAAGATAACGTAATACATACCATCACTGATTCAATGCCTAAGGATTACAGTCCTAGTATTGAAGGAATCGCTTTGAAGGTGGACGTGACCAACGCCACAGTTAGGGGAAATCAGATTTATAATCTTGCTCAATACCCTATAGGTGGAAACATGACTGGGGAGGGTAATGCCTGTGGTGATTTTGAGATAAGTCATAACTATGTACAGAATCCTTCTGGTGAAGCTATATATATTAATCAAGATCCTACTGGAGCGGCAGGGCCTGTACAGGATATTTATCTACATCATAATACATTTGTAGGTAGGATTGACTTAAATGGGTCGAGTACCATTACAGGGCCTTACTGGATCAATAACAACGTGATCGTTCAGGCATCAGGTAATTATGTCAATCAAATCGACCCAGTTAGTACGGTAAATACTCATGTTAGTGATAATCTTACAGCAACTACTGGGTTGATTGATAGTAATGGCCTTCTACTTCCTGCCTATTCTGAATATATCGGTGTGATGGGGTGGCAAGTTCAGTAGTATTTCTATATTACATTTTGTAACGTAGCACAAAGGAATTAGATGAACCTCGACGCGATGAATCAGGAAGAGTTAGATGCCATACTAGCTTCCTGCATCTTGGACATAAAGAATACTTGTGGGATCATCTTCCCGGATATATTCTATGCCACCTTCTCCACATTGCATCAGCAGATCTTTGACCTCATTAACTCAGGGGCAAGGAAAATAGCTATTGCTGCCCCTCGTGGTATTGGGAAGACAAGTATTGCACGAGCGATTGTAATGCGCTCGATCTTATTCAGACTTCAACGGTTCATAGTCTACCTTAGCAATAGTGCTACCTCAGCTGAGATGCAGACTGAGAACTTGAAGAGGGACCTTATTGCAAATCAGCAGGTTAGGAAACTCTTTGGCAATATTAAGAATGCTATAGCTGGAGGAGATTCCATTGACGAATCCTTTTCCAAGAGTTGCTGGACTGCATTCGGAGAAACTTTCATTCTCCCTCGGGGTGCTGGTCAACAGGTTCGTGGACTTAACTGGAACAATCATCGTCCGGAGTTAGTAATCATTGATGACCTCGAAGATAAGAACGAAATTAAGAGTGAAGAGAATAGGAAGAAGTTGAAGGAGTGGTTCTGGTCTGACCTCATGAAGACTGAGGACCGGTACTCCGCGGGGTGCATCTTCATTTACATTGACACTATTAAGCATGAGGATTCACTCCTAGTGGATTTGATCGAATCTCCTGAGTGGGCCAGTGTCCAACTCTCCATATGCGATGACAACTACAAATCCTACGATACTAACTACATGACTGATGATGAGATCATATTGGAGGTTGAGGAGCATAGACGTCTTGGTACACTGGATGCATTCTATATGGAGAGGATGAACGTTCCTATAGCCAAAGAAGACGCAGTCTTCAAGCAGGAGTACTTCAAGTACTTTGAAGATAATGGGGACCACTTGCAGCCGATTGATAGATTTGGACGTCCAGTTGGGGACCCTATCCGTACGTATAACATGCTTCATATAACCATAGTGGATCCTGCCAAAACTGTTAAGTTGCAGAGTGCGGACTCAGCCATAGTTACCCTTGCTGTGGACAGGACTAGTAAGAAGATCTTCGTGAGGGATGCAGTTAGTGGGAAGTTCTATCCGGATGAATTGTATGAGCAGATGTTTCTCCAAGTCAGGCAGTACTCCTCGTTCATCCTGGGTTACGAAGTGACTGGTATTAATCAGTTTATCATCCAGCCTGTAGAGAATGAGTGCAGGGTAAGAGGGATTCATCCCCTCCTGATGGAACTCCCGGCAAAAGGAAAGAAGGAAGATAGAGTGGCATCTTTGGCCCCTAACTATAGACTCGGTTATATGTATCATAACAAGAGTAATTGTGCTAAACTTGAAGGTCAACTCCTGGGGTTCCCCCGGAGTAAACTCTGGGACGTAATGGATGCTACTGCCTACATTACCTTCATCATGGAGAAGCATGCAGTTTACTTTGATCCCATAGATGGTGATGGAGAGGGTGAAATGCCCGAAGACGAATTTGAAAGTTTGAGTGATGACCCGATGATGGGGCCTGCAGAGATGGGATTCCTCCTGTAGAGGGATTGCTACGTTACATAATGGAACATAGGAAATAATATGCCAGCAATAATTCATGGAGATTCCAGGGCCTCAGACGGGTCGATCTACGGGCAGTCCTTCCAGTATGAGTATCCAGACAATCTTGACTTGAAGCCAGGATCTAAGTTACATAATAAGATCCGGGATGCAGTTCTTGAGAGGGCCAGGTCCAGTGCCAATGTAATGTCTGTGAGGCATAATACTTGGAACAACATTGACTTCACACTTACTGCCTATATAGCACCAGATGATAAGGAGCGAAAGGTCAAGGATGAAGATTCTAGGAAGCCAGTTAGTATTGTATTTCCTTATTCTTACACAGTTCTCGAGACTCTCCTCTCTTACTATGTGGCTGCGTTCCTTCAGGATCCGATCTTTAGGTACGAAGGAAACGGGCCAGGAGATGTGATTGGAGCCATCCTTCTCGAGAAGTTGATTGCTGTCCAGTGTACTAAGAATAAGGTGGGGTTGAATCTTCATACTCAGGCCAGGGATGCATTCTCATATGGGTTTGGAGTCACCACTCCGACGTGGGTTAAGGAGACTGGGACTACTACGAGGACTGTTGAGAAGCCTGGCTTCATGGGATTTGGTACTAAGGCTGAGACAGTCACAGAGGATGTCACCTTCTTTGAGGGTAATGCTCTGGAGAATATTGACCCCTACCTTTACTTACCAGATCCCAACGTTCCGATTCATGAGCCTCAGAGGGGAGAATTTAATGGGTGGGTTGCCCCGTCCAATTACATGGACCTATTGACTGCTGAGAAGAATGATTCCACGATGTTTAATGTCAAGTACTTGAAGAAATTGACTGGAAATAGGTCTTGTATCTTTGTAGGGGATAACTCTGGTAGGGGTGCCAAGAGTGGATTGAATTCTAGGACTAATGCAGCCGATGGGGTGACCAACAACTTAGACCGAATTAAGATGTTCATCAAGATCATTCCCAAAGATTGGGGCCTTGGTCAGGGTGAGTACCCTGAGATATGGTACTTTGAACTGGGGTCTGATGAGATAGTCATTTGTGCTAAGCCGGCCAATAATAGTCACAATAAGTTTCCAGTTAGTGTAATAGCTCCGGACTATGATGGCTACTCAATGTCCCCTGTCTCGAGGATAGAAATTCTTCATGGCATGCAAGGAGTCCTTGACTTCATGTTCAATAGTCATGTGGCTAATGTAAGGAAAGCCATACATGATATGATTATCTACGATCCCTACCAGGTGAATTCTAATGACCTCAAAAATCCATCAGAAGGAAAACTCATACGCCTACGTAGACCAGCATGGGGCCGTGGCGTCAAGGACGTGGCCGCCCAGCTCAATGTCAGTGACGTCACTAGAGGTAACGTGGCAGATTCCACCTGGATCGTCCAGTGGATGGACAGGATATCAGGTGCTGATGCATCTATGCAGGGCTCCCTCAGGCAGGGGGGTCCGGAGAGATTGACATCTACTGAATTCCAGGGAACTATGGGTGGCGGGATTAATAGGTTGGAAAGGATCGCCAAGGTGGTTGGAATGCAGGGGATGCAAGATATCGGATCCTTTTTCGGACACCACAATAAGCAGATGATGACCATCCCAGCTTATGTTAAGTTGGCTGGAGATTGGCAAGAGGTATTGATTAAGGAATATGGGCAGGATATTAATCGAGGCCGAATTAGTGTATCTCCTGATACCCTCAACATAAACTATGATGTGGTGGTCAGGGATGGGTCTGTACCTGGGGGGAATTATTCATCTAGTTGGTTACAGTTGTTCCAGACTCTGGCATCCTCTCCGGAACTTGCCCAGAACTTCGACATAGTCCGAATCTTCACACATATAGCCCGGAACTTGGGAGCCAAGAATGTGAATGATTTTGTGAGGAGAGGTGGAGATATTCAGCCCAAGAGTATGCCCAACGAGGCCGTGGCCCAACAAGTGCAGCAGGGGAATCTTGTTCCCGTGGGAGGTGCAATGTGAGCGATTTACTTGAAGAGATCCTTGCTCCGAAGAGAGACTATACTCCCAAATCCCTTCCTAATCAGATCTCAGATTTTATGGAAGGTCAGTTGTATAGGGACTTCTTGGAAGAGATCAAAGTTAGAATTGAAGATATGAGGGACTTCTATGAAGTCTGCCCTAAGGATAAATACCTAGAAACTAAAGGCGCTCTCAGCGCATTGAGGTTGATCGGAGGGATTTTCACCGATCTATTAAACAATTCAGAAGAGGCTCTTAAGGAGCCGGAGGACAAGTAATGGGTGAGGAAAATGAATCTATCCAAGCTGAGGATGCGATGGCCCCTGTCAGTTTGGAAGATGAGATCGGAAACTTTTTGGATGATACTTCTGCTCCTGAGGTCGTAGAAGAGAGGGAAGGAGATGAGGCACCCACACCTGAAGTACCACCCGATACAGGAGATGTGCCCGAGGGCACTGAGTCTGTTGGGGAGACAGTTGAGGTTGTGGAAGAGGAGGTTATTCCTCCTGTTGTGGATGAGGTTACTGCTCTTCGGGAGCAAGTTTCTTCGTTGACTCAGTTGGTGGATTCTCTCTCAGCACCTAAGGCTACCACTGAGGTGGCTGTGGAGCCTGAGATAGACCTCAAGGAGTTAATGGATGGGGCTGATTTCGATGAGATCATGGAGCACAAGGACAAATTCATGTCCTTCCTTGGCAGTGTGATTAAGGCAGCCAGTACGGCTACTGCTAAGCATGTCCAGGGGATTGTTCCACAAGTGGTGACCCAGCAGACAAGTTTGGCCGAGGTAAGGAAGCAGTTCTATGATACCTATCCTGAACTTGGTGCTGTAAAACAGTATGTAGCAAACGTAGCGAATACCGTAGCTGCTGAGCACCCCGACTGGCAGGTTGGTCAG